CAATCCCTTGATAAACTTAAATACCTCTAATCCTCGTTTTAGTGGCTTTAGTATTGCCCTATCGTCTGAACTATATACAACCTTTACATCGTCTTTAAACTCCTCTAAAATAGCGTTTAAAACGTGCTTACGGAAAGGTTTCTCTTTTACTTCTACTTTTGGTTTTTTATTCTCCATCTTTGATTTCTTTAATTTCTCCATTTGATAAATCTATTTCTACCTTACCATATTTTTCTTCCAATGCTTTTTTATCAGTATTGATTTCATTCATTACGTCAAAATACATATGGTTTAAAGAATGTATTTGTGTTTGCAGAACTCCTAAATCGTGAAGTATTGCGTTTTTTTGTTGGTTTTGTTTTTGTAACTTTTCCAACTCATCTTTTAAAATTGATTTTTTCATCTTTTATTTATTTAATTGTTAAATGTAAATATACGATATTGGTTTTGTATAAACAAATTATTATACTGCCGATGTTGACAACGTACCATCATTAGCAACAGTTATTCTGTATCTTGTTCCGTTAGGAGAACTTAATATAAAACCTTTACCTACAGTTTCTGCTTCTATATCTCCACTTGCGGTTGTGTTACCACTTGTATCTACGTGAAAAGCGTCAGACCTATTAGCGTCATCAACACCATTACCTATTACCAATGCAGTATCATCAGCCACTTGATTTGCTGAGTTATATGCCCCTATTGATAATGAAAAAACTGAAGCCGATTCGGTAAAATATCCCGAAGCAACAGACGCTTCTCCACTTGCGAGAGTATTATTTCCTAAAGAAGTTGAGGTACTATTACTTGCTTCAGTCTGATATCCCATAGCAGTAGAATAGTTACCACTCGCTATTGTACCTCTACCCATCGCAGTAGAATAACTTGCACTTGCAGTTGTGTTATTTCCCATAGCAGTAGAATAACCGCCACTTGCAGTTGTTTCAAATCCCATCGCAGTAGAATAAACTCCACTCGCTTCAGAACCATAACCCATAGATGTAGACCTTATACCACTCGCATCAGTATTGTATCCCATAGACGTTGAGTACTCTCCACTTGCTATTGTATTTCTACCTAAAGCAACAGCCTTTGTGCCACTCGCAGTACATCCAATCCCTTGAAATCTATCTGCTATTAACTTATCACTCGCAGTAGCATTACCACTTGTATCTACTCTAAATGCGTCAGACCTATTATCATTGTCAACACCATTCCCTATAACAAAGGCGGTGCTATCAGATACTTGATTAGCAGAATTATATTTACCTATTGATAAGGATTCATTTGTTGCTGATACAGTTTCATTTCCCATTGTAGTAGACCTTGAACCACTCGCCGTTGTATTACGTCCCGTTGACGTAGACTGAAGTCCACTTGCGGTTGTTCCATAATTTATAGCAGTAGAGTAATCTCCACTCGCCTCTGTATCTCTACCCATAGACGTAGAGTAACCACCACTTGCAGTTGTATTTAACCCCATTGCAGTAGACTTTATTCCACTTGCTTCAGTTTCTTGCCCCATAGCCGTTGATTGAGTTCCACTTGCTTCTGTACTATCTCCCATTGCCGTAGACCTTAATCCACTTGCAATAGTATTTAACCCCATAGCAGTAGAATAATCTGCACTTGCTACAGTATCTCTACCCATAGAAGTTGAATAATTCCCACTTGCAGTTGTTGTATCTCCCATAGCAGTAGACCTTAGACCACTTGCTATTGTTTCTCTCCCCAAAGAAGTAGTTTGACTTCCACTCGCAGTTGTGTTATATCCCATTGCAGTAGAAAAGTCCCCACTTGCTGTTGTATCAAACCCCATAGACGTAGAATAATCAGCACTTGCTTCAGTTAGATATCCCATTGAAGTTGAATAACCTCCACTTGCTATTGTATTTAATCCCATAGCAACAGAATAATTTCCACTTGCAGTTGTATCTTTACCCATAGCAGTAGAATAATCTCCACTTGCTATTGCTACTAATCCCATAGCAGTTGAAGCATATCCACTTGCTAATGTATTATCTCCCGCAGAAAAAGATGCGTATCCACTTGATTCAGTATTATTACCAATTGCCATAGACCTTTCGCCACTTGCAGTTGTATTTCTGCCCGTAGATGTGGAGTAATCGCCACTTGCTTCAGTTAATCTACCCATTGCGGTAGAGTAAGCACCACTTGCCTCTGTATTATATCCCATAGCAGTAGAATAATCTCCATCGGCAAGAGTATCACTACCCATTGCGGTTGAAAATTGTCTTTTTGCTTCAGTTCCACTACCTAAAGCGACAGAATAATTACCGTCTGCCTTATTACCGCCACCTACTGCAAAAGACCTTATACCCGTTGCTTCTGTATTTATACCCATTGCAACAGAATACTCCCCAACTGCTTCTGCGTTATTACCAACTGCAAAAGAATAATTACCCGTTGCAGTATTGGTAGGACTTTGAATACCCGTTAATGAAACAACATTAAATTGAAATGGCTGGTTAATTAAAACACTAAAATCTTCCCACTTCGTTCCGTTAGCAGTAGAAGTTAATACGTTAGTATTTAACCCAGATGAATTATTACTATCTCTATATCTACCTACTACCCTTATATTTCCGTCAACGTGCAACTTTTCAGTTGGTTGTGCAGTTCCAATACCAATCATTGTGCTGGTATCGTATATAATACTATCCGTTATTTTGTTGTTTGTTCCAACCCATTTAGCGACATAGTTTTGAGTACCCGTACTATCAAAAGATATTTTTGCATTGTTGGCTATAATATCATCTGCTTGTTGTTGCGTTATACCTACTTTTAGCGTGTTTGCTGCGATCTCATTTGCTTGTTGAGGTGTAATGCCCACTTTAAGGTTATTAGCCGCTATATCGTCTGCTTGTTGTTGTGTGATGCCTACCTTTGCAGTATTTAATAAAACCGCTGGTGTGTTAGTTACCCTTGCTTCTGTAAAGTATAAGTTATTAGTACCCTCTGAAATGTCATCAGTATCTAAAACAACAACCCCTTGTTTTCCATTTACACTAATAACATCAGAAGTCAACCCTATTACAGTTGCACCACTCAAATCTAAAGTACCAGTAAACGAAGCACTATTAGTACCTAATTTAATAGTAGTTTGATTTCCATCTCCATCGGTCATTATCTTTTCCGATGTTCCTATTATACCATTGTCAATAGTCTTAAATAGACCCTCGTAAGTATCTGATATTTTTGTATTAAATAAACTTGCCATTATTTCTTCTTTTTCTTTTTCAAAAACGTTTTTAATTTTTCTATGTTTGTTTTTTTTGGTTTGTATGCCATTTTATTTTTTTTAATTAAAGCCAAATGCTTTTAAAGAACCCAACCGTTGAACGTAGCATCATTGCTTGGATATAAATCGTTATTTTTATTGTTTGTGTATTCTGGATAAGTAGACTGATTAAAACCCATAAAGTCAATAAATCTTCTTGAATACCATTCTGCGTTTGTTCTTGCCTTTTCAACTAAAAAATCAACCTCATTCTTATCAACCGATTGTGCGTTTTCAGACGTATGCTTAAACACCCCACCATTCTTTATTTGATAAGCAGCAAAAGGATAGTAATTAGATTGTGCATACCATATTAACATTGGCACAACGTAATCATCTAAAATTGTTTTCCACCTTGCGTTTGTTGGATCTTCTATATTAGGTATTGCGTTGCTTAAACCCTTATACATTTGCGTTCCTAATATCTGCTGAACGTCAATCTCTTGTGCTATTTTAATAAATTGGATAAATTTGTTGGTATCAACATTTCCGTCCATTATAGAATTACGTGCTAAATCTGTTCTGTTTATGAATAATACTGTTGCCATTATCTTCTTTTGTTGCTTGGTAAAAACCCCTCATTAGGCATATCGATAGGTCGCTTTGCTACTAATGAATCGTTCTTCTCTGGTTTAAATCCTTTTTTCTTTGCTTCATTTACACTTATAACGGGTGCATTAGGACTTTTTACATCAATCCTTTTATCTTTTGATGAATACATATAGGTTTTCCTTGTCCAATAGTGATAGCAGTTACCACCACCCTTGTAAAGCCATATCGAATAGGTATCAGCACCGTTTGGTCCCCAGCCTGGATTAACGGGTTTGTTTTCCATTGCTATAATATCTTCTTTTCGATATATCTTTTTTGCTTGTACCATTTTTCTGCAAAACTCCCTTGTTACATTTTTACCGTCTGTAAAGGTATCTTGTAATGGTGCGTATTGGTATCGAACTTTAAAAGAAACATCTCCTATCGTTTCATCTTGTTCCGATTTGCTATTTGGTCTTGCAGTACCAGTTGATACAAACTCCCATATTTTATTTAATGTTGATTTTTTCTTATTGTTTAATTCCTCAATTTGAAAGTCCAAAGCATCTTCTTCATCATAATCAACTTTTCTGTCGTCTATTAAAATCCAATTATCTAAATCTTCATCTTCTCCAAACTCATCAATAAATTTATCTAACTCTGATTTTTCAGAGGACATCTCAATACCCGTTTCTTCTTCTATTGCTTCATTATCTTGCACCGATTTATCTACATCTGTAAACTCTAAAGGTTGTAGTGTTGTGAAATATAGGTTTAAACTAATATCGTTGTATGCTAATATTTGGTCAAAACTATCAATTAACAACTCTTGAAACGGTCTAATAACAGTATTGTCCATTAAAAGCGAAGCAGTCTTTATTTCTTCTGCGTTGTTACCTAAACCACTACCGTCTTTTATACCTAATAGCATAGGCGATACAATACGGTGTGCAACCATTATCTTTTGTGTACTTTCTTCTGATAAAAATTGGTACTGATTATGTGCGTCTGATAATTGAACGGGTGTTATCTCTGCTTGACTTTCCTTATTGTCATTAAAGGCAAGTATAAACTTCCCAGCATTAGACGTTCCACTAAACTTGTTGGCTATCTTCTTCTCAATTAGTTGCCTTTCTTGTTGGTTAGGCGTACCGTTATTGAAGTTAATTAGCATCGATGGTGCTAAACCATTCATAATGTTATTTAGGTGGTAATTCGATACCTCCTCCTCTAATTCAGCGTACTGTAACCCACCTTGATAATCAACGGGACTATAATAATAGAAACCACTCTTGTAAGGCTTAACATAATATATTTCAATATCCTCATTTGACATACCAAATGCTGGTATTCTTAAAGGAACATCATTTCTTTTAATATTTGCCCAATCTTTAAAGTAATAATACGCTGGAACATCTCCATCTTCGTTACACTTCTCTGCCCTTAACGTTTCAATAGGCATATGTTCAACTTGCACTATCTTGCTTCTATCCTTTGAGTAAATTACTTGAATAGCACAATTACCCATTAACTTTAGATCGTAACACAATTTTCTTACAACATC